GAATCTTTGGGCTTCTGTACTTACATAAATTGGTGAAACTTGAGCTAGAATGTCACACGTTCCTGCTGCACCTGGAGTAACTTGAATTGATACAATACTTTGATTGTTTATGTTTTGATCAGCTCCCGAACTTAATGATATGGTGGGCTGACCGTTTATTGAAAAACTACATGCGTTAGTTCCATCTTGATTTTTAATTGCTGCTGAAATTGCGTAAGATCTGTATTGTGACGGATAGTGGATTGTTGTAGCTCCCGCACCGGCTGGAATAACATCAGAAACATAAGTTGATTCTGCTGTAGTATCAGATGGTTTTATGTTTACTAAATATCCTTGAATAACTTGGGGCATGATCTAAAACAAATTAGCATACTTTAACAAAAAGCTGTATGCAGCCTGACCACCACCGGTTACGGTTTGGGCTGTGTTATACGCAAGTTGTTTACCTCCTGCTGCAGCCCCAACGGTAATTGGTATAGGACCAGGAACTACACGACCAGAACTACCAGGATCGGCAGCGGAAGAAAAGAACGTAACACCGGCTTCCAAGCCGTTTACTAAAACTCGTGCCTCGTAAAGTTCACCGCCTGTTGGTTGAACTGAAGACACCATGTCTAAAATTACATTGTCTCGATTTAATTGTTGGATCGTCAACCCAGTTAGTGCATCTGTGGATAGTGCAAATGTGCCTACAGCGGTTGAAGCGTGATTATATTTACGCATTAAAGGAACTGCCATAATATCACAAACTTTGGGTTAACGTATTATCTAAAGCAGTGGAACCTCTGCCGAGAGGCCCGATAAACATGGTTGCTGCTGCACCGATTACAGATTCAACACCACCAATGGAATAGGCTGCTATTCCTTCAACGGCTTTACCCATAGTTGATCCCATGAAACCTGGTGCTACTGCATTGCCTACTATACCTAATAGAGCTACAACACCAGCGCCAGCTAGTACTTTATTTATCGTTTTACCAGTTTTTAATTTAAATGCCACAGTTATGATCATTAATAGTAGATCTTAAATCTTTCTAAACTCGAATTTAGAAACATTAAAGATCAAGTATAAGAGTCTAATTATATGGTTATTGGTAAGCTCACTGGCTATTTAGCTCTTGGGCTTATCGGAGCCTTTCTTCTTAATACCATAGTCAGACCAGCCGAAGCGATTGGAACGGGTGGTGCATTACAAGAAACTGGTAAAGGTATAGCTTCAATCGGACAGGGAATAGGAGAATCATTACGATCTATTGGTTCAGGATCTTCGAAATTATTGGATCCTCTCTTTTCATTAAAAGACTTGCTTTATGATGCTAATGTTTCTGGTGCTGCAAGTGTAGGGCCAGTGTCTCAAGAACAGGGTTCCACAAATGTTATCACAGGTGCTGCTAATCCCAGTTCTTCTACAATTACCTGGAATAGTGGAACCAGTGCAACGGTTCCAAGTCTAAGCCCTGCTGCTAGATCATTTTATAGTAATCTCGGAGTTAGGGTGACTTGAGAAAAGGCAGTAAGGAAGCCAAAGCGTGGGGCGCAAAGATGCGCAGACTTAGAGGAAAACCTAAAACTAAACGAAGAAAAACAAGAAAAACTACTACTCGAAGAAGAAGAACTACACGAAAAGGTATGCTTACTTTGGGGAGAAAACGTGCCTATTCTAGGCGTAAAAAATCCTCAGATAGTGCCTGGTCATTCTAAACCCAAATGTATTTCTCACCTTTACACTTTGGGCAGTCTTCAGTAGTGTTGTAGATTGGATCAAGTTTATTTGAGTTAAGGGCAATATCTACAGTCCTAACTATGCCATGCGGTGCGCCTGTTACTGTATCAGCGCACAGGTCACAAGGAACCAGTTGCTTGGGCTTCGGGTTGAACTGGGGCCTGTTTACTATTGGCGGATTTGATTTTTTCATAAATTCTTTCAACTATAGCAGGATCTTTCTTAACTGCTTCTTCGACCTGTGGAACCAGGAAGGAGGCAGCCTTTTGATACTTCTTTGGTATCAACTGCATGATAACTTCACCAAGACCAGAGTTCTTCATGTCTGTTTCTGTAACTGTAGTACCATCTTTGGCTTTGCTTACTACATTTTTTAATCTCATAATCTCTTGTCGATAGTCTTTAGCTTCCTCTTTCTTACTCTCTGCTAAATATTGAATATCATTCTCAAAGTCCTTGATGCGTTGCCGAGAGTGTTTATTGACAGTTGACTTAGAGCGAGCAATGAAAACGGCACACAAACCACCACATATACTCGCCACCAGGACAAGTGATGCAGATAAAACTTCGATTTCCACATGATTTTAAAGAAATTACTTCGATCTAAGTGTTATTATTCATTCAAAAGGTGGTCAAAAGGTAGTAAAAGGTAACATGAACATAGTAAAAGCTAACAAGAAACCCCAATAATGGGGTGTTCTCTATCCTAGGTATAATACTAATGGATGCAATGGCTGGTGTAGTGGGGGAATTAGCGGCGGCTGTTGGGTACCAACAGGTTATTTTATGGTGCAACCCTGTTGGCGTGGAAAATAAAGTACGTGTACTTAAATAATATATATTTTATATCAAAAGTGCATGGGTTTAACACTTAGGCTTGGCTGGGAATGGCGCTGGAACTTGAGACCAGCTAGCAGGGCGCTTAATGTTTTCGAATTCATATGGCACCCAAGTGCTAAACCCCTCTGCATTTTGAATAAATGGGCTGGGCTGTTCAGCGGTGGTGATTAACTTGGATTATTTAGAAGCACTACCTACCATTGCAAGAGAAGCTGGCAGGGCAACAAGAGAAACTAAAACAGCTAAAACGATCAGCATGACTTTGTCATTTTGGGCTTTAGTACAAAAAATACAAACTCAAAAAGGCTTCAAAGATTACAAAGAAGCGATTTATTTTAGTGTCTACAATACTGCAAAAGATCTTGGTATCGAATCATGAAAGACACATTCGAATTAATCAACGAGATGGAAGTTATACCGAGAATAAAGTGCAGACAATGCCACACCTATATGCCAAAAGAAACAATATCTTTTTTTTGTCTAAAATGTTCAAAGAAGAGAATTGGATAAATGTTTCAATCCGACTTGCAAGTGTAAGAATCTGAAGATAGTTAGAGAAGTAACCTTACGTTGCACTAACTGTCATTGTGGAATTAAAGTAGAAGAAAAAACATTCCCACACAGTACCGAGAAACTACTTTTCTGTCTCATGTCTTAGCATTTTTACGGTCATTAAAGATGCTAAGTAGGGCTGCGCCAAATTGCAGAACCACAATCTGCAATTTAACCCATATTTTTTTTATCAAAAGCCGTGTGCTTTTAGCCAGATTATAATTTCTTTGTCGTCAGTTCTTACTTCGGTAATATTAATTCCGTCAGTTGTAAAACCATAAGTTTTCCCTGTGTTTTTGAATTTGGCATTAAACTCTGATATTTCATTATTCGGTTTTGTTTTTGTAAATTTCATTTAAACACCTATTTTGTATAATGCAAGTTGGGATCCTTCTAAAATAGTTCCGCTAGGAGCTGACAGTTTAACGCGTGATAAACTTGTTTGTCCAGCGGTGAGATTCAATCCCCCAGTAAGTGAGATAGCGTTCCCTGAGTCGATAGCAAAGGAAGTAAATTGTAAGGTTTGACTACCAGCTACAGCAATCGTTGGGTCACTTGCTGTAATGATCATGGAAATTTTTATTCCATGAGAGCCATTTCCCCACATGTAAGGTTCCCAGACATTCTGAGAGCTTTCATTCCTATAAGTGGCTGCGCCTCCATCAATTACCACTGTTTGATAACTATAATTTGTTGCTGTTATGTTGTTGACATTGAGATATAGACCGTTAGTGTCTGAACGTGCGCCGTTAAAAATTGCCAAAATTCCCGACATGTCGGTTCCTTGAGTTAATGCCGCGAATGAGGTGTCAATGTCTGTAGCATCTGCACCGAGAACAGTATTGTCAATGAGAGATAAACCAACTGAACCAGCAGCAGCCGCAGCCCATTCTGGTGCAGTAGCAGCACCATTTACCGTTAACGTATCTGTGGCACTTCCTAAATTTAAAATTTGTAAGTGTGTTCCATCACTATACATAACATCTCCTGCAGCCATTCCCATCTGGGTGATATTATCTGCATTCAAACTGCCCCCATCTTGAGATACAGTGCCATCGTGGGTATGGGCTTTAAGAATATTAGAACCTCCGCCAGAAAATCCCATGATTAGCCTCTCTCAGTTCTGAATCTTTGGGCTTCTGTACTTACATAAATTGGTGAAACTTGAG